TATGTATTTTCTTGTCTTGAAAATACTCTTGGTTTAAGTCTATTAGTTTGCTGACAATAGCAAGTTCATGCGTTGATAAGTTCATTATTCCTCTCCTATCCATTTTGTAAATTTTTTGTCTATGCTTTCAAATAATTTTTCTGTTTGCTTTTCAGAAAGATTACAGTCTTCTTTGAGCCATTGTGGAAATAGTGTTCCTCTTGCATAAGTGTCGCCACTATTCATATCAAAACACGCTTTCAATAATGAAAGTTCGTTATCTGTAAATTTAATATTCATTTTTATTTCTCCGTTTAATTAATATGCAAGTATCATTATCCATACATATACTCTATTGTCAATACTAATACTCAATATTTATACATATTTCTTTATAAATAGCATAAAAACAGGCTATATAAGATATAATTAATCGGAATATGACAACAAAAACACCAAAAAAACGCGGAAGAAAACCGATAGTTATTGACCATGAAAGGGTTGAATATCTAGCTAGTTTAAACCTTGGTATCATGGACATTTGTAGGTCTATTGGCGTTGGTTGGGATACATTTAATAAACATAGAAACAAAAAAAATTCTGAATTATCGGACGCATTAGCCAGGGGAAGAGCGAAAGGTTTACAGTTGGCAACAAGCAAGTTAATGGAAAAGATAGAGGACGGAGATTTCAATTCAATCCAATTCTATTTAAAGTCGGCAGATCGCGATACCTGGGCCGAGAAAACACAAGTTGACCATAATCTTAATTTAGCAGGAATCCTGGACAGCGCACGCGCGCGCGTCATAGACCACGAAACCGCGCCCGCGATAGCCCCGCGCAAGCGCGCGAGCGGTGGCGATATAGATAATAAGGGGTAAGTTTGTAATGTTAGTTTTTCTCCCTCTTAACTAATATGAAATCTCTCTTACAAAATGCAAATTTACCCCCCCCTTGCGTGCGCAGGCAGGTGCGATATATGTATAACACTATAACTAAAATTTTTATATTTTTTTATGATTAAATTTCCAAATAAAAAGTACAACATAATATATGCTGATCCGCCGTGGAGTTTTGGAAGTAAATCATATCAAGATGGAAACAGAGATATGATTGATATACAAAAAGCACATTACAGCACTATGACTGAGCAAGAAATTTGCTCTTTACCTGTTGAAAATATTGCTGATGAAAACTGCATAATTTTTATGTGGGTTACTGATAGCCATTTGCAAGAGGCTTTGAGTGTTATAAATGCATGGGGGTTTACTTATAAAACCATTGGTTTTACTTGGGTCAAACAATATGCAAATGGGTCTTACTGTTATAATTTTTCACCTTATGTTCTTAAATCAACAGAAATATGTTTGATTGGAACAAAAGGCAAGTTAAAAGAAATAAAAAAAAGAAATGATATAAAAGGTTTAGTTTTTGCAGAAAGAACAAAACATAGTAAAAAACCACAAGAAGTAAGAAATAGAATAACAGAATTGTGTAAAGACCTTCCAAGAATAGAATTATTTGCAAGAAAAACTTCTCCAGGTTGGGATGTATGGGGTAATGAAGTATGAAATACGGAGTAAAACAAGAAAAAGAATTGATGACCGAAATCTGGTCAGGACCAATCAAAGACAATCCAGTTAACTTTGTTAAGTATGTGTTCCCCTGGAAACAAAAGGACACCCCCCTTGAAAACTTTAGTGGACCAAGGAAGTGGCAAGAAAAAATTTTGCGAGAAATGGCAATACACATAGAGCGCAACAACGCGCTTGATCTACCAGAAATGTTTAGACTTGCTGTAGCATCTGGTCGTGGTATAGGTAAATCAGCTTTGGTAGCTTGGATTATTATGTGGATGCTTTCTACCAGACTAGGATCAACCATAATTGTTACAGCCAACACAGAACAACAGCTTAGATCAAGAACATGGGCGGAACTTGGAAAATGGCTCACGCTCGCGATCAACTCGCATTGGTTTACCAAAACAGCTACTACCATAAAACCAGCAGGGTGGTTTGAAGATGCACTTATCAAAGACTTAAAAATAGATACAGGTTACTACTACGCGCAAGCACAACTTTGGAGCGAGGAGAATCCAGACGCGTTTGCAGGCATCCACTCGTCATACGGCGTTTGTTTAATCATGGACGAGGCATCTGGTATCCCCGCTCCCATCTACAGCGTGTCAGAGGGTTTCTTCTCAGAACCCACGCGAAACAGGTATTGGTTTACATTCTCTAACCCTAGAAGAAACACAGGGCCTTTCTACGATAGTTTTAACAGCAAGCGCTCTTTCTGGAAAAACCAACAGATAGATTCGCGTAATGTTGAGGGTACAGACAAAGAGTTATTTCAGAAGATGATTGAGCAGTATGGCGAAGATTCAACTGTCGCGCGCGTGGAGGTGATGGGCGAGTTTCCAAAAGCTGATGACGATACAGTAATAGCAATGGATCTTATCAAGTCTGCGATTGACAGGGATGTTGCGCTCGCGGCCAACGAACCAATTATATGGGGCTTAGATGTCGCGCGCTTTGGCGGTGACAACTCCGCGCTTTGTATCAGGCAAGGTAATCATGTTATGGATATTACTTCTTTTAAGTCTATGGATTTGATGCAACTATGCGGCGTGATAAAAAATAAGTATGACGATTGCACCGCGATAGAGCGCCCACAAGAAATATTAGTAGATGTTATTGGACTCGGCGCGGGCGTGGTGGACAGACTGGCAGAACAAAACTTACCAGTGCGCGGTATTAATGTTGCCGAAGCACCATCCACGAAAAAAAATTTTTTAAACTTGCGTGCTGAGTTATGGTTTGCGATCAAAGATTATCTTACTCAACGAGATTGTAGATTACCCCTAGATGACGACTTGGTAGCTGAACTGGCTGCGCCTATGTATAAATATACCTCTACAGGCAAAATAAAAATAGAGTCCAAAGAAGAAATGCGTAAGCGAGGAATCAAATCCCCTGATAAAGCTGACGCTCTGGCTTTGACTATGGCAAGTTCAGCTGCAAGTTTTGGTGGTAGCACTAGCTTTTTAGGGTATAATTTTAAAAAACCACTTAAATCACGAATTATACGAGTAGGGTAATATGGCAGAAAAAATAAAAGAGAAAGACATGAAAGCTGCTGTCAAAGAGGAATCTAACATGTTAAATCTTGTTGGCGTATTGAAATCCGAAATGGATGACGCTAAAGATTTTGTGCATCAAGTTGGAGCAGAAAGGGCAGAGTCAACAGAATATTATTTAGGTAACGAACCAAGTAGCACATCAAGTTTACAGTCTGAGTTTGTATCAACAGATGTCAGAGAGAGTGTGCTGTTTATGTTGCCTTCGATTATGCGAACATTCTTTGGTACAAAAAAGATTGTTGAGTTTGTACCAAAAGGTCCAGAAGATATACCACTAGCAGAACAGCAAACAGACTATATCAACTACATTATTCAACAAAAGAACCCTGGGTTCAAAGTTTTGTATGAAGTATTTAAAGACGCGCTTGTAAGAAAAACAGGCTTTGTCAAAGTGTTCTGGGATGACAGCGTTATGGCCAGCACCCACGAATATACAGACTTAGATCCTCAGTCTTATCAAGCTTTGATACTTGATAAAAATGTTGAGGTACTAAAAGAAAAGGCAACTAAAGAATCTATTACTACGATTGATCCTGTCAGCCAAGAAGAAATCACCCAAGAGATTCCTACCAGTTATGATATGACTATCAGACGGCTCATGCCAAAAGACCAAGTGTGCATTGAAGCAATACCACCAGAAGAAGTATTAATATCAAGACACGCGCGAGATTTAGAGTCCGCCTCTTATGTTGCACACCGCATGATTAAGTCTGTATCTGATTTAGTTGCTATGGGGTATGACCAAGAAGAAATGATGCAATATGGTGGCTATGGCGGTAGCGCACTTGATCCGCAAAGCTATGAAGAACAAGAAGCAAGAAACCCATATGACAACATGGTGTATCCAGATAGAAATGACGCTGGTGGCAAAGATGTATTGTATATAGAACATTACATATTTTATGACTTTGATGATGATGGTATAGACGAACGCATCAGAGTATGCACAGTTGGTGACGCACTTCATGTGTTGCATGTTGAACAATGGGATGACTTACCAATTTGTATGTTCTGTCCTGATCCAGAACCGCATACAGCTATTGGCTCATGTCCAGCTGACTATCTCAAACCTATTCAAGCAGCTAAGTCACAGATTATGCGTGATACTTTAGATTCGCTTGGTCATTCAATCTTCCCAAGAATGGGTATTGTTGAAGGACAAGTCAATATTGATGATGTTCTTAACACAGACATAGGACAACCAATCAGAATGAGAGCGCCTGGCATGGTGCAACCTTTTGCTGTACCTTTTGTAGGTAAAGAGGCTTTTCCTGTTCTAGGTTATTTAGACGAACAAAAAGAAAATAGAACTGGCGTATCAAAGGCAAGCGCTGGACTAAATGCAGATGCTTTACAATCTACAACCAAAGCAGCTGTATCAGCAACTATGAGCGGTGCGCAAGGCAGAGTAGAACTTATTTGTAGGCATTTTGCAGAAGGCGGCCTCAAAACTATGTTCAAAACAGTCAATTCATTGGTAATCAAGCACCAAAACGCCCAAGATGTGTTCAGATTGAACGGCAAATTTGTACCAGTTGATCCAAGATATTGGGATAATGACAAGGATATTGTGGTCAATGTAGCTATATCTAAGTCATCTGATGAAGAAAAGTTCCAAGTTCTTACTTCTTTAGCAGGCAAACAAGAGCAAATAATGACAACCCTTGGAC